CCGCCATAACAAGCTGGGTCAGTATTAGCTGGCAGCGTTCGCGTGAAAGGTACGTATTCTGTGCAATCTCCCCGACTGTCGCCGGTTCGGTGGCACTTAATTCATCAAACACAACTCTGGCGGTTTCTGTCATATCCTGCTGTTTCAGCATGTCTTTTTACCCTTTCCGGTTAACGTGACACACCAATAACTCTTGTCCAAAAAGCCAGCAAGCAGAAAGACCGGTATTCGCAACCACCAGCGCATTTAACGCCCCGTGCCGTTTTTCAGTCATAAAAAAACCCGCAAAAAGCGGGCTCTTTCAAATGTCCATGTCTGCTATTCGCCTCGCGGTACAGCTTTGCGAAGCGTACCGGAATTGAAGCAGTTTTTACGTCAAAAAGCAATAACTTTTTTATCTATACCAAAAGCCATAACCATTGGTTTGTACAAAATAAATTCTGCCACCTTTAGCCAATGCTCAATGCGTCTTTCACAGGTTCTTAAACTCCATTCCGGATGTGCATCATTCAGCAGTTCAGCCATTTTGCGCTTAGTCATCCCCCGCCCCACATAACGCTGACTCAGAACATTGAGCAGCCCGGGATAACCTGCCAGTACTTCACCAATAACCCTGTCGATTATTAACGCCTCTGAATCGGTACAATGTGCCAGCCAGCTTTTTTGATTGCCGTTGATCATATCCCACAAAAAAGCCTCAAGTTCAGGTTTGTCCAGACCCGCTTTTTTCATCCTCCGGAGCGCCTCGTTAATTGCCGTTTTTGTCAGCTTTTTAGAGGTCAGTAATTGGTTGAACATATTTCCCGTCTTACCGTCGCCAATATACGACCAACGCCCCCACATACGCAGTTTCCCCTGGATCCAGACACTTTCCAGCGTTTTCAGGCGTAAATGCTCACCGCTTTTGCCTGTAATTTCCGAGTATATCATATTTATGCTCACTCACTTTCAATTTTGTAAATCTTCACGCCCAGCCGCCCACCAGAAACGAGCTGGCCGCGCACAATATTGATTTCATCAAACTGCTCGTCGTCTATGAGAAGTCCGGCATGCGTCAGCGCATCCAGTGGTGCTTTCAGGATATTGTCCAGGTCACGACGGCGCTTATCCGGTGGCTCTGCAATAATCTTTATCGCCAGCCTTCCGGACAGGTTTAATTTCAGCCGCTGCTGGCGAACAATAAGTGCCACATCCCGGCGATAACGCTCACCGGCTTTTGATACAAAATATGTGCTGCCACGACGTCGCCAGTAGGTGTTCACCGTCGGCGGGTAAGGCAAAACAAACTCTATACGCATCAGTAACCTCTTTTACCCGAGCACGCCGGTTGCAAAGGCGTGATCAAGAAAACGAAAAATTAAATCAACCTGGGAACCATGCTTTTCTTCGAACGCCAGCGGATCCGCATGAAGCTCGTTGTGATGCTCCCGACACAGCGGTAGCGTGAAAATATCGTGGGATTTTGTTCCCATTCCGCCCTGACCATGACCAATCAGATGATGAGGATCGTCCGCTGGCTTACCACAACACGCACACGGCTGTGTCTTTACCCAGCGTGTGTATTTCTCATTTACCCAGCGGCGACGTTTAGGTCGTTTCATGAAGGATTCCGGAGACTCCGGATCAACGGCAATGCTGACCACCGTCTTTTCCTGTGGTGGGTTCTGTTGCTGGTGGGTGTGAGGCGGTAGCGCAATATTTTTTGTGCGCTGCTTCAGTATGCTGGTGGCGGTCTGTTCTCCCGGTATGATGTCGCTTTCACGGTATACGGAGCGGATTTTTTCCGCCGGTAATCCCAGAGAGCGACGCGATACTGCCTCAGGTAATGCGTCCACCACCTGATTGCAGACTGCCCACCAGGATAATTCAGCCAGCGATAATTCCCGCTCCTGCGTGCCATTCATTACATGGCGTATGACGTCAATCATCCAGGCTGTCAGATTTTGTTGAGTAAGTTGCTCAAGTGATTCGGAGGTCTGGTCGCGCAGCTGGTTGTCGCAGTGCCAGCACAACACCATTGCGCCAGCACCGTAACTGTGAATAACGGTTTCGCTGTGATGATAATCGCCGTGTGGCCACTGGCAGGATTTCACGTGACGTAATAACCAGTCAGACAGTGCACCAGCGCCGCCAGCTGCACGAATCACCCGCTCATCGCTGAAAAATGGCAGCAGTGATTTATCTTCCGCCAGCGGCTGGCGAACAGTAGGAACCGCTCCAGATGGCAGCGCCCGCATGTTTTTCGGTTCCGGCTCCACCAGCACCCTGCCGCGATGAAAAACTGGCAATGATTCACGACCGGGCTTAAGGACCACCAGCCCGAGTTCCGGAACCAGAACAGGTCGAAGTAATACCCGCACATTACCTCCAGACGCGCTGACGGTAGCAGGCATGTGTCCGTGGCAAATGTGCACGAACAGGAAGATATACAGAAACGGTCCAGGTCAGACGATCAGCGTTCAGACTCAGCTCCACACGGACACCGCGACGCAGATACGCCTCTTGAAGCATATCTGCCTCATCGATCGTACAGAACAGATAGTGAAACCAGCCATACTGAGGCGCACGAAAACGCCTCCCCTGCTTAATTTCCGGGTCGGCTTCAGAATTGTGGGATTTTATGTGTTGTGTCATCGGATTCTCCGGTGACAGCAGGTGTCAGTTGTTCAGGCTGACTGCGCGAATTGTAAGGCAATACGCCGGAATGTACAAACAGAAAACCCGTCAGTAAGACGGGCTTAACAAGCAGGGGCGGTTACTTTAATAATTTCAGTGCCTTTACATCAACTTCAACACTGCTCAGGTCTTTATCAATTTCACCCTCAATTCTTACTTTGTCTTTCGGAGAAACATTCTGCCCGGCCCATACGCTGTCATCAATATCCGTGACAATTGTCCCGCTATTGTCACGAAACTCATAACGTTCATCACCCACTTTTTTAACGATGCTCCCTTCAAGGATAACCCATGCATCATCCTTCAGTTCTTTTGCCTGCGCTACTGTTGAACGCTCTGCTTCTGGCCCCTGGAAACCACCCTGCTGTGCAAAAGCGCCAAAAGACACACCGGAAATAAGTGCTGCAATCAATACCTTTTTCATTCATAGTCCTCTTTCAGAGATGAACATTCAAACAGCATTTTCAGTATGGTAAAGCGCGGGTGCGTTGAGGATGCCTGACACATCAGAGGTGGCGGGAGATTACTCCCCCGCCTGGTCTCTTACTTCTCAGATTCGTAGTCTACGAAGACAGCGACCTCCGTCTGACCGGTTCGGATTCGCACCTCGCAGAGGTCTTTCCTCGTTACCAGTGCCGTCACTATGACGGTTAAACAGATGACGATCAGGGCGATTAACATCGCCTTTTGCTGCTTCATAGCCTGCTTCTCCTTGCCTTTCGGCACGTAAGAGGCTAACCTACATGTGTTCAGCATGGATTGAGCCTCAGATTAATGTTAAGCGTCTTGCAGGACGCGTAATGTTAACTGGGGCTTTTCTCTATCTGCCGTTGGTGTTCATGCCCGAGGCAGATAGCCTCAAGCACCCGCTGCAATTCTACTTAACTATCCTTTTCCCGCAAACCGTTTTTATCCCCAGCGGCAAATCGAATACACCACCAGCGCCACCGCCATCGCAATTCCTACCGTTGTGAATGCTTCAGGCCAGGTCATTGATTCACCTCCTGCGGCGGTTCTGGTAGCGACATCCAGTGGGTTGCTTGCCTAAGATCATTACCCGGACTAACTGCTATACCTCCGCGCCGGAACGTGCCTCCGAGATAGCGTGCGGAATATATTAATGGCCCAGCCTCGCTATCGATATTCATCGAAATAAGCACGTTCTGGCTCTTTTCAGGCATTCGCTCAGTACAGCTTATCCAGCCATCCAGAGTTATCGGAGATCTGGTTGACGTTTCCGAGATTTCCCGAAAATTGTTGGTTGACGAATTCTTATTTTCCCGAAAGTTTCCGGCCTGAAGCATGGCGACGCGGCAGGCGTTCCAGCCATCAGCATATGTTTTAGTTACACCGTCGAGATGGCAGGTAAGCAAATCCATTTCATCAGGCACTACCATTGCTATCGGCTCTGCTTCCAGTGATGCCAGCGCGATACGAAACACATTAGCCAGCAGGCTGTCTGAAGACTTGTTATCGTGCGCCGAGTCGCTCAGGAAGCCTGTGATGTATGATTTAATCTCCGCGCGTTCTCTGGTAATAGTGCTCATATCAGTTTTCCTTATACGGATTAATTTTATTGTGCAGTGCGCTGAATGATTCCCATGTCACATCGGTATATAGCTCAATAACTGGTTCAAATGTCCTTCCAATTATCCAGACCAGTAATAGCGGGGATATCGGTATCATCAACACTATAAACAGAATGAAAAACAGAAACTCTGTTGTTCTGCTCTTTCGTGGGTAATTTTTTCTAAATAATGTTTCATTTCTTACCGCCCTTTCGGGCGGCCTCCTGATGTTCTGAGGGTGCAGGAATCCCTCCGGTTAAGGATTTAATAAAAATCGTTTCTGATTTAAATCTTCAGTATTTAGTTGTTAGTTGGTTTATCGCCTTTATGCTTCAGCCTTATTTCGCAACCAGACACAAACCGGGCCATCTTCCGTATCATGAATGGAACCAATAAACCAGCCATCGCCCTCTGGTCGTTCCGGTTCCCATGCAGAAATATCAGCATCACACGCATCAAGGTCAGCACATCCTTCATCTCTGAAGCAGAGGACGTATTGAAGATTATTTTCCTCCATCCAGGCGTTAAACTCTTCCGTTGAAATATATTCCCGACCATCACAGAATTTTTCATATTCAGGATGTGTCCAGTAGCCATATCCGTCACGAACTACCGGCATTTCTTTAATTTCACTCACTGTTAACCTCCTGCAACGCTACACGATACGCCTTCTTTATCCACGCCTTACTGCCATATAATTTCGTCTTCATAATAAACACACCTGCACGACTCGCCGATATCCCCGGACAGGTTAACAGCACAGCATCCACCACACGGTTATGCTTCCGAAACTCCATTACAGTACTGCTGATAACCACCTGCCCCACCGGGCCGTAATCCTGATACAGGATTTTCACGCAGACACCCTCCTGTCGAAATAAACGTAGTTATTCACTATGCGCAGCGGCATGCCTAATTTTCTGGCAATTTCCCTTCTTTGCATGCCTCTCTGATGCAGTTGCCGCGCCAGCTCAATATCACGCTGAGAATATTTTGCCGACGGGTGAAAATCACCACGTAACATCATGCTGATGCCCAGCTCCCGTGCCTTCGTTCTCACTGCCGCTTCAGTTCGTCCGATAAGTGCGCCAACGCTTTTTACCTTCATCGTTCCCGCACACTGCCGGAGTATCATGATTTCCGCCCGGCACCACGTCTTCCACCCACTCACCGCTGCTGTTCTCTGGTGGCGGTAATATCCCGGAGAATATCCCGGCACTTGTTCAGCTCCCGCAGCGCGGCGCAGACTCGCTCCCACTTCTGAACCTGACCTTTTGCCCGGCGCAGCTCGCGGTTAGCCACATGCAGCGATGGTAAAATCAGACCATCCGGATGCTTTCTGGTGAACGACGGCTGTGACTGCACTGTGACCGCCACACTTTCCGTTTTTATTTCTTCCTGTGTTTCCGCTTCCCCGACTGGTAACGCAACACCTGCTGGCTGAGGAAAGGCTTTACCATCCGTTTCCGCTATGGATGCGGCTTTCGGCTCAGCCGGTAAATCAGCGCCCGGTATGCAGTACCGAAATTTACCGCCCTGATTCACGCGAATCAGACGCCCTTTGCTGATTGCCATGGCCAGTGATGAATTCGCCCGGCGGGAGGTAATCCCGAACATCAGTGCCAGCTCATCCGCCGTTTGTGGGCCATGATGTTCAATCGCCTCAGTCAGCATTTGCGCTGTCACTTTCGGTACCGGTGACACTGGTTCACTTTCACCAGCCTGAATCAGCCACCACATCGAACCCTTGTTATCCGCTTCACCACGGCGCTTCAGTTTCCACAGTTCGTTGACAGCATCTTCGCGGCTGATTCCAAGGCGCGATGCCACTACCTGTGAAGAGGCTTTTTTCAGTGCTTTCAGTGCGTCAAATACAGTTTCCATTAAAACGTCCTCCAACAAAAATTACTTCACAACCCTCTGATTGCTGACATTTGGACGCCAGCTATCCCAGTTAAACGTCACCCACCGACCACCGTTCATGGTCATGCGGTCCATAATCCTCTCACCAAGAAGCGTGCTCATTGCGGCATGATTCAGGTTTGTTAACATCCCGACACTGCACAGTGATGCTGTCCGGCGATCAATTATCTGGTGTAATACCACCTGCTCGTTTTTCGTCTCCCGCTGAACGCCTATTTCATCCAGGACCAGCAAATCAACACTGCAAAGCTCCTGTAAAAATTTTTCCCCGGATTTGCCGTTGTCGTAGCTGTCATGCAACACGCTCATGACATCAGACACGGTGACGATAATCACGCTGCGCCCCTTCGCCATCAGCCGGTTACCCATCGCCGCTGCAAGGTGATTTTTCCCGGTGCCGGTTTTACCGCTGAACACAAAATTCGTGCACCCGGTCATCAGTTCGTCAGCTATGGATTTGGCCTGGCTCAGCGCGTATTTTTGCCCGTCGTTCTGCACCTGATAATTCGCAAACGAGCATTTGCTGTGCAGAGGCTGGATGCCCGAACGATTCAGGATTTTTTCCACCCGCAACTGGTGATTCTGGCGGTTAATCTCCTCGCTGCGTTTTCGTCCTTCAACAAGTTGCCATTCCCGCCACTCCTCCACCGTCCGGTACGGTGGAACCGACGCCTGTGGTGCAAGTCTGCGAATACGTTCAAGAACCCCGGCTGCCGCAATGTTTTTCATGCCACATCACCCCCTGAATCCCGGCGGAATTTCGGTATCCGGTTCAGAAATATGATTCACACAACGCTGGTTGTTCGTGCCGCTTACCGGGAGCAACCAGGGGTTTTCAAAATTCCGGTCCGGCCCAAAAAACGTCGTCGCTCGCTGAACAAATTCCGTTCCCGTTTTCCCGGTAGCCGCCAGGTATCTTGCGTAACGCCTCACACCATCCAGTATGGCCTCTGGTGGCACCCCCTCGCGTAATCTGGCCTTCCAGGCACTGAAAGCGGATTTCTTCGGGTTTGCCCCAGCACGCAACGGGTATTCCCGCCAGACCTGTTCGAACACATCCGGATAATCCACTCGTCCCACAGGCTGCCCGGTGTTTTCCGGGACTACCCGATCGGCTTCCCGCTGAATGGCGGAATCGGCTTCAGGCTGCTGCAGTTGGTGTGATTGCTCCGGCCTTGCGGTCATCACCTGCTGCACAGCGCCCGAATCGGCTTTCAGCGCATACGCTGAATCGGCTTCCGGTGTCGTGCCTGCTGGCTGACCAGGATTGACGGTCTGAACATCCCCTGCCTGGTTCGTGGCGTTTTTTACGCCATGGACCATAGTGTTTTGATCTTCTTGATCTGTATCTTTATCTGTATCTTTATCTGTATCTTTATCTGTCGTGACTCGTCGTGACATGTGCGTGACATTTCGTGACGCGCCGTGACAATCGCCATTTTGTTCCCGCTTTCTTTCCCTCTCTCGCTGCGCCCTCTTGCGCTCTGCAGGAGATTTTGCGGTTTGCGAAATATTGCCGTTGTCCTCTTTAAGCACCTGGCGTTTTTCCCATCCAGTGATTAAATCACCATCAAGTACCCGCCCCTGCATCGTCTGCAAAATTGAATCAATTACCTCTTCTGTCACGTCGAGCGCACTTGCCAAATCTTCTGTCGTGACATCAATGTGACCTCGCGTGACATTTCGTGACGCGCTCACCAGGAGGTGGATATACACTGCCATCACTGTTGCAATTGGCTGCCCTGACACCCTGGCAATTGTTCGCCACTTAGGGTCATTTGGCATGTCATGCCATAATCTGAGCCAGGCGTTAGCCATACTCACCTCTTCTGATACCGAATCTTTTTACTCACGAGTTGCCGGAAGCGATTCGATACGGCTATTGTCAGTCAATGTACTGCCACAGCATTTCCTGCCGGGCCACCACGGTTCATCTGATTGAAACCGGCGATTGCCACTGCGACAAAATCATCAGCGTCTCTCACCAGTCGCTCCCGCGTCTCCACCAGCTCCCGAAAATAAGCTGAACTGTGGCTGCGCATTCTGGCCACCAGCAAAGGTGGCATTGCCTTTTCGATCGCTGGTAACAACGCCTGAATTTTTTCAACTGCATCAGGGGTGTCTTTCTCTACCCAGCGGAAAATTTTCTGGGTATTGCGAGCCAGGGCTTCCGGATGGCTGTCGTCATACAGTTCAGGAAACGTCATCCCCAACTCAAAATAAGCCTGGGTTATTCCAGCTGCTGGAACTTTTTCGCCATCAGGACGCGCCCAGGCATTCATCGCCATGCGGATGTGTTCATGCTTGATTTTCATGAATCATTTGCCTCTTGATGCTTCGGGTATGATCGTTTTCGTCATTTGGTTGCTTCATCGACATATTCTGCGAATAACATGACGAGCGTCGTAAGTATGTCCAATCAACATCAGGACGAAGTTCTTCACACAGGACACCACCTTTTGTTGCTCGTTCAATCGCAGGACATCTCTCAGCAGGCAACTGACGTACACCAGTATTAAGCGTTGCACCTCTTCCTGTTTTTATCGCAATGGAAATTGCCTATCTGTGTGCAGCGAGGGTTTCCGATGTGTTATCGCTGAAATGGGAGCAGATTGGAAACGACGGAATCTTTATCCAGCAAGGGAAAACAGGAAAAAAACAGATAAAAGCATGGAGTCCACGATTACAGGCGGCGATCGAAAAAGCAAAACAGTTACCAACATCCGCCTATGTAATCAGTAATCAATACGGCAACCGATATATGTACAAAGGCTTTAACGAAATGTGGGTAGAAGCAAGAAATCGCGCAGGCAAAATTTCAGGTATTTTAACCGACTTCACCTTTCATGATCTGAAGGCGAAAGGAATTTCAGACTATGAAGGAAGCAGTCGGGATAAGCAACTTTTCTCTGGTCACAAAACCGAGGGGCAAGTGCTAATCTATGACAGGAAGGTTAAAGTTTCACCGACACTTGATGTCCCGTTACCTGAAAATATTCCAAGAAAATATTCCAAGTAATTCCAAGTGTGATTTTTGTCACTGACTTAATGATGTATAAGTGATTGAATTTTGGCGGAGAGAGGGGGATTTGAACCCCCGGTGGAGTTGCCCCCACTCCGGTTTTCGAGACCGGTCCGTTCAGCCGCTCCGGCATCTCTCCGTTCAGATGGTTGCCATGATGCCAGGAAATTTGGCATTTTAACAGTCCCTGTCCGTGCAATTTTGTTCAAGTGACGAGTTTGCGAGCAAAACGATGATTAAGTGGCCCTGGAAAGTACAAGAATCAGCACATCAAACTGCCCTTCCCTGGCAGGAAGCACTATCGATCCCCCTTTTAACGGGTCTGACGGAACAGGAACAAAGCAAATTAGTCACTCTTGCCGAACGTTTTTTACAGCAAAAGCGGCTTGTTCCTTTACAGGGCTTTGAACTGGATTCATTAAGAAGCTGCCGGATAGCACTTCTATTTTGCCTACCCGTTCTGGAGTTAGGACTGGAATGGCTGGATGGTTTTCATGAAGTCTTAATTTATCCTGCGCCATTTGTGGTCGATGATGAATGGGAAGACGATATCGGTCTGGTGCATAACCAACGTATTGTTCAGTCAGGTCAGAGCTGGCAGCAAGGGCCTATCGTTTTGAACTGGTTGGATATACAAGATTCTTTTGATGCTTCTGGTTTTAACCTGATTATTCATGAAGTCGCTCATAAGCTGGACACCCGTAACGGCGATCGCGCCAGCGGAGTTCCCTTTATTCCGTTGCGTGAGGTTGCTGGCTGGGAACACGATCTTCATGCTGCAATGAACAACATTCAGGAAGAAATCGAATTGGTTGGCGAGAATGCGGCGAGCATTGATGCTTATGCTGCCAGTGATCCTGCTGAATGTTTTGCCGTACTTTCTGAATATTTCTTTAGCGCCCCAGAACTTTTTGCTCCTCGTTTCCCTTCATTGTGGCAACGTTTCTGCCAATTTTATCAACAAGATCCTTTGCAGAGACTGCATCGCACTAATGATACAGACTCGTTTTCGGCGACGAATGTTCATTAATTAACAACTTTGCAGATTAATTAACCAATTGAAATGACTTATGAAATTTAGTGTTGACAGACAAGGTACCGCTAAGTAATATGCGCCCCGTTCACACGATTCCTCTGTAGTTCAGTCGGTAGAACGGCGGACTGTTAATCCGTATGTCACTGGTTCGAGTCCAGTCAGAGGAGCCAAATTCTAAAAATTCGCTTTTTTAGCGCAATGTCACTGACCTTAGTTGAACATTGTTTTTTAACGGATAGCGGGTTTTTAACATCTTAAGCGCCCTCGACCTTTATGGTTGAGGGCGTTTTGCTATGAACGCCATCACCATTTTCCCCTCGATTATAAAACTTGAGTTATTCAGTAGTCTCCCCTCTTGCAACTCACACCCAAAACTGCCTAACGAAAAGTTATTAATTTTCAATCATATTGCTATCAGGATTTACATTTTTTCGCTGTGCTAGAAAGGGCGCATTTATGTTAGCTCGTTCAGGGAAGGTAAGCATGGCTACGAAGAAGAGAAGTGGAGAAGAAATAAATGACCGACAAATCTTATGCGGGATGGGAATTAAACTACGCCGCTTAACTGCGGGTATCTGCCTGATAACTCAACTTGCGTTCCCTATGGCTGCGGCAGCACAAGGTGTGGTAAACGCCGCAACCCAACAACCAGTTCCTGCACAAATTGCCATTGCAAATGCCAATACGGTGCCCTACACCCTTGGAGCGCTGGAATCGGCCCAAAGCGTTGCCGAACGTTTCGGTATTTCGGTGGCTGAGTTACGCAAACTCAACCAGTTTCGTACGTTTGCTCGAGGTTTTGATAATGTCCGCCAGGGTGATGAACTGGATGTCCCGGCACAAGTTAGTGAAAAAAAATTAACCCCGCCGCCGGGTAATAGCAGTGACAACCTCGAGCAACAGATAGCCAGTACTTCACAGCAAATCGGGTCTCTGCTCGCCGAAGATATGAACAGCGAGCAAGCGGCAAATATGGCGCGTGGATGGGCCTCTTCTCAGGCTTCAGGCGCAATGACAGACTGGTTAAGCCGCTTCGGTACCGCAAGAATCACGCTGGGCGTGGATGAAGATTTTAGCCTGAAGAACTCCCAGTTCGATTTTCTCCATCCGTGGTATGAAACGCCTGATAATCTCTTTTTCAGTCAGCATACTCTCCATCGTACTGACGAGCGTCCGCAGATTAACAACGGCTTAGGTTGGCGTCATTTCACTCCCACATGGATGTCGGGCATCAACTTCTTTTTCGACCACGATCTTAGCCGTTACCACTCCCGCGCCGGCATTGGCGCGGAGTACTGGCGCGACTATCTAAAATTAAGCAGTAACGGCTATTTGCGACTGACCAACTGGCGCAGCGCACCTGAACTGGGCAACGATTATGAAGCCCGCCCGGCCAATGGCTGGGATGTACGCGCAGAAGGCTGGCTACCCGCCTGGCCGTACCTTGGCGGTAAACTGGTCTATGAACAGTATTATGGCGATGAAGTGGCCCTGTTCGATAAAGACGATCGGCAAAGTAATCCTCATGCCATAACCGCTGGACTTAACTATACCCCCTTCCCGCTGATGACCTTCAGCGCGGAGCAACGCCAGGGTAAACAGGGCGAAAATGACACCCGTTTTGCCGTCGATTTTACCTGGCAACCTGGCAGCGCAATGCAGAAACAGCTTGACCCGAATGAAGTCGCTGCACGGCGTAGCCTTGCAGGCAGCCGTTATGATCTGGTGGATCGCAACAACAATATCGTTCTGGAATATCGCAAAAAAGAACTGGTTCGCCTGCCCCTGACAGACCCCGTGACAGGGAAGTCAGGAGAAGTGAAATCACTGGTTTCGTCGCTACAAACCAAATATGCCCTGAAAGGCTATAACGTCGAAGCCACCGCACTGGAAGCTGCCGGTGGCAAAGTGGTCACAACGGGTAAAGATATTCTGGTTACCCTGCCGGCTTACCGGTTCACCAGTACGCCAGAAACCGATAACACCTGGCCGATTGAAGTCACCGCCGAAGATGTCAAAGGCAATTTGTCGAATCGTGAACAGAGTATGGTGGTCGTTCAGGCACCTACGCTAAGCCAGAAAGATTCCTCGGTATCGTTAAGTACCCAAACATTGAACGCGGATTCCCATTCAACCGCCACACTGACTTTTATTGCGCATGATGCAGCAGGTAATCCTGTTGTCGGGCTGGTGCTCTCGACGCGTCACGAAGGTGTTCAGGACATCACCCTTTCTGACTGGAAAGATAATGGTGACGGAAGCTATACCCAGATCCTGACCACAGGTGCGATGTCTGGCACGCTGACGCTTATGCCACAGCTGAACGGTGTGGATGCGGCTAAAGCCCCCGCCGTGGTGAATATCATTTCTGTTTCGTCATCCCGAACTCACTCGTCAATTAAGATTGATAAGGACCGTTATCTCTCCGGCAATCCTATCGAGGTGACGGTAGAACTGAGAGATGAAAATGACAAACCTGTTAAGGAACAAAAACAGCAACTGAATAACGCAGTCAGCATCGACAACGTGAAACCAGGAGTCACTACAGACTGGAAAGAAACCGCAGATGGCGTCTATAAGGCGACCTATACCGCCTATACCAAAGGCAGTGGACTTACTGCGAAGCTATTAATGCAAAACTGGAATGAAGATTTGCATACCGCTGGATTTATCATCGACGCCAACCCGCAGTCAGCGAAAATTGCGACATTATCTGCCAGCAATAATGGTGTGCTCGCCAATGAGAATGCAGCAAACACCGTCTCGGTCAATGTCGCTGATGAAGGAAGCAACCCAATCAATGATCATACCGTCACGTTTGCGGTATTAAGCGGATCGGCAACTTCCTTCAACAATCAAAACACCGCAAAAACGGATGTTAATGGTCTGGCGACTTTTGATCTGAAAAGTAGTAAGCAGGAAGACAACACGGTTGAAGTCACCCTTGAAAATGGCGTGAAACAAACGTTAATCATCAGTTTTGTCGGCGACTCGAGTACCGCGCAGGTTGATCTGCAGAAGTCGAAAAATGAAGTGGTTGCTGACGGCAATGACAGCGCCACAATGACCGCGACCGTCCGGGATGCAAAAGGCAACCTGCTCAATGACGTCATGGTCACTTTCAATGTTAATTCAGCAGAGGCGAAACTGAGCCAAACCGAAGTGAATAGCCACGACGGGATCGCCACAGCTACGCTGACCAGTTTGAAAAATGGTGATTATAGGGTTACGGCCTCTGTGAGCTCTGGTTCCCAGGCTAATCAACAGGTGAATTTTATCGGTGATCAAAGTACTGCTGCCCTGCCCCTCAGTGTGCCTTCAGGTGATATCACCGTCACCAACACAGCTCCGCAATATATGACTGCAACCTTGCAGGATAAAAATGGCAACCCACTAAAAGATAAAGAAATCACCTTCTCTGTGCCAAACGACGTCGCAAGTAAGTTCTCGATTAGCAACGGAGGAAAAGGCATGACGGATAGTAACGGGGTTGCAATCGCCTCCCTGACCGGCACGTTAGCGGGCACGCATATGATCATGGCTCGTCTGGCTAACAGCAATGTCAGCGATGCACAGCCAATGACGTTTGTGGCGGATAAAGACAGAGCGGTTGTCGTTTTGCAAACATCGAAAGCGGAAATCATTGGGAATGGCGTGGATGAGACAACTCTGACAGCAACAGTGAAAGATCCGTCGAATCATCCGGTGGCGGGGATAACGGTAAACTTCACCATGCCACAGGACGTTGCGGCAAACTTTACCCTTGAAAATAATGGTATTGCCATCACTCAGGCCAATGGGGAAGCGCATGTCACGCTGAAAGGTAAAAAAGCGGGCACGCATACGGTTACCGCAACGCTGGGTAATAACAATACCAGTGATTCGCAGCCAGTAACGTTTGTGGCGGACAAAACCTCGGCTCAGGTTGTCCTGCTGATGTCAAAAGATGAGATCACAGGTAATGGCGTCGATAACGCAACGCTAACTGCAACGGTTAAAGATCAGTTCGACAATGAGGTGAATAATCTTCCGGTAACATTCAGCTCAGCCTCTTCAGGACTCACCCTGACCCCGGGAGTAAGTAATACCAATGAGTCTGGCATCGCGCAGGCCACTCTCGCAGGCGTTGCCTTTGGTGAGCAGACGGTCACTGCATCACTGGCTAATAATGGTGCCAGCGACAACAAAACTGTGCATTTTATTGGCGACACAGCGGCGGCAAAAATTATCGAGTTGACGCCTGTCCCAGACAGCATAATCGCCGGTACCCCGCAGAACAGCTCCGGCAGCGTCATCACCGCCACAGTCTGAACCGCCCCGGGAATCCTGGAGACT